ACAACACCATCTGATGTTCCATTACCAGCTATAATAGACCCTGCTGGTCTAATCATGTTAACACCAATACCCACACCGCCACCGTGCTTTGCAAGCAACATCATTTCAAGATTCTTATTACCTATATCCATAATGCTATCAGCTACATCAATACCAAAACAACTAATAGGTAAACCTCTGTCTGTTCCAGTATTAGATAATACAGGTGAAGCTAAACAAAGCCACCCTTTCCAAATATAATCAAAAAACTTATCTGCTAATTCTGGTTTATATAGTCTTCTAGCGACCGCAGTAGAAACTCTCTTATAAGCGTCTTTTGGTGATTCCCCCTGTAATAGGTAACCACCAGCTATAGTCTTCTTATATACGTCCGTATCGCCCCAGGAGGGGTAGTCTACACCTTTCTTCCAATCGTTATTCCACATCTTCTTGTTTTTCTTTCATTTGTTCTTCTAATTTTTTAATAGCTTTGTCGTAATCTGGCATATTTTTAATTGTTTGTAAAGTACCAACCGACAAATCCCTAAGATTTGTTAATTCCTGTAGAACACCTTGCATTAAAGCTCCTAGCTGTTCTATTTTTTTCCTCATTATTATTAGTTCTGATTCTTTCATATTTATTATTTAATTCCACAAGACGTAGTTATTAAGTGAACTACTTCATTTATACACTCCTCGTTAGTTGCATAGCCGCTGCATTTTTCAACGGCATACATTTCAATTGTTTTTAAATCACATTCGACCTCTGTTTTACTACAGCTTATTAAAGCTAATAGTAATATACTACCAAATATCCTCAAAATCTTCTCCTTCATTTGCTTTAGAATAGTCAGTAGGTCTAATAGCAAAAAAATCGGTATGAGTAACACCCCCAGTAAGATGATAAAACCAATCCAAAACACTAGCACTGGCCGCATCAAATCCGAAATGATTTGCTTCTTCTGTATAACCGAGTTCAACGATTTTTTCATTTGCTCTTTTCCTTATAAAGTTTTTTAAATCTTCCTTTTTTAAATTTTCTATATCGCCTTGTTCAAACATTTTGTCAATATATTTTAGTTCAAGGTCTAACATCGTATCAGCAGCTTCCAATACATGCTCTTTACATTCTTCTTTTAAATTAGGTAACTCTTCACACATGTGTCTGAATAACTGACAACCCATTTTAGAATGTAATGATTCATCTCTTACAGACCATTTCATTTGTTGGCCTACTCCTTTAAGTAAATTACGTAATTGGAAACTATATAGCACTGCAAATGCAGAGTATAAAGATACACCTTCAGCGAATGCAGAGAATACAGCTAAACTTTTTGCAATACCCACTGGGTCTTTTCCTTCGTAAGCAACTAAATTATCAAATCTTGCTGCTGTTGCAGGCTCGTGTAAAAATGCTTCAAAGTCTTCAAGACCTAAAGTTTCATTAAGATAACTATATGCTACAGCGTGTACTGTTTCATTTGAGCCAAAAGCCATTGCCATTTGTTGAATTTCATGTTTAGGAAACCAACCTACAACGTTTTGTGTCCAATAATCAGAAACAGCACATTCAGTTTGTGCAAATCCTAATAATATATTACCCACTAAATTCTTTTCAGAGGGTGTTAATCTTTCGTTCCAATCTTTTACATCGCCTTGCATTGGTATTTCTGTGTGTAACCAAAAGGCTTGCATAATTGGTAACCAACCTTCATTGTAGTATACTGGATACTCAAAAGGTTTGTAAGCTATTCTATTGTCAAATAATCCCATAATTAATTTTCTTCTTTTTTTAAAATTTCTAACGCTATGTCTATGAAAGGTAAATATAATACGTGTAGTACTACTCCCTCTTCTTGTTCATATGATCTAATTCCTATAAGTATTCCTGGATATAAACCTATAGATATTCTCCATGCTTTCATATATTATTCGTATACTTTTACATTGTGTTTGTCGTGTATTTCAACAAGCTCTCTCCATCTTAAAAATCCTCTGTTGATTGCCCATTTCATATACTTTTCTATTTGTCTTTCCTTGTACTTTAATCTAGCTACTTTCTTTTGCTTTTCAATATTTCTATTACTCTGTCGCATTCTTTTTGATTTTGTGGTTTAAAAAGAACGTAACTTGGGAACTGTTCGGTAACTAACATTTTAAATAGCTTCCATCTAATTGGAAACGATTCATTAGGTCTACCTTTAGTTTCAATAATAAAGTCTTCACCAATAAAATCAGGTGTGTACTTTATGGGTAATATTCTCTTTTCTCCTCTATTAATAAATTCGCCCTTTGAGTTTGCTTGTCTTTCATAAACTTCATTTTCAAAATGAAATCCATTTAACAATACAAAAGTTTCGCCTTCGTATTTAGCTTTAATCTTTGCTTTGACTAAAGCCATATACATATACTTCTCCAACCCTGATGCAAAGTTATGTCCATCATAACTAATTTTCCTAGATTGTACTGGCCCTCTTTTTTTCTTAGGAACCTTCTTCCTTTTATAAAACATTATTCTTTTGCTTTAAGATCTCTTAAATAACATTCTTCTATTTCACTTTTTAATACCTGTCTTGTTTTTTCTATATAGTTGACAGCATCCATTAATTCTTCCTGTATATGTTGAAGCCATGTATCTAAGGTTTGGTCATCTTTATGTAAAGTAACACCGTACTTTTTATAACCTACATCAGATCTGTTAATAAACTTTTTTACTACTGATTCTATAATCTTATCTCTTATTTCCATATTAGTCTTTTACAAATGTTCCGTTTACCATTCTCCCAGTTCTACCAGAAATCTCATCATAAGCAAACTGCATACAAGTTTCAATTGAAACACCGTTGAGCTCGGCGAGATTAGTAAGAACAACAACGCTATCACCAATAGCATCGATAATACCTTCTTTATCATTGTTAAGAAGGGATTGCGATAATTCCCCTGTTTCTTCATATAATTTTATTAATTGTGTTTTAGGATCTCCTTTATCTAAGATACCTTTTTCTTTAGCCCATTGTCTTATTAAGTCAAATATTTCTACATTGTTATGAGTAGGCTTTGCTAAAAATGCTTCATAAAAAGCTTTGTTATAAATGTAAGTTCTGGTATCGTCATACATAGACTTGTATGAGTTAGCCGCCATCCATTCAATTGCTTCTGTTGTTATTTCAAATTCACCCAGTGGTGTCTGCCAAGTTAAACCTACGTTTTTATTTAACATAGATTTAAGTTTAGACTTTTTACAAGGGAACGTTGAAGTTTGCTCTGTTGCGTTTATTTTCATTTTTTTATTTACTAAATTTTTATATAATGTTCTATCAACTTTATACCCATAAAACTTTTGAAGCTCTATTTCTCGTGTTGATATATAATTAATATCAGACGAAGAATCTAGAACTTCATATTCCCCAGGCTTATAGCCCTGCACAAGCGTAACTCTATTATTTAAATCACGCGTTACGCCGATTTTTTTATTAGGTATATGATAAATATAATATATTTCTTCCATATTTTTTTTATTTTCCTACAGATAATTCTGCTTTAATAGCAGGACTGTGATTATATCCTTCTAATGTTATAGTATCTTTATTAGGAAGGAATACAAAATCATTCGCACCTTCTCTTAATTTGATACCGCCCCATTCCATTTTAAGTTTGGGTAGATCATATTGCTTTGCTGCAATATATTCTTCAGCCTGCTCTAAATGATTGTTATATAAATGACAATCGCCTAAGCTAGCAATAAGTGTTCCAGGTTTATAACCAGCACCTTCTGCTATCATTTCTAATAACAAACCATACATAGCTATATCATATGGTAATCCAAGAAATACGTCTGCACTTCTTTGTTGCCACATTAAGTCCAGTTTACCATCGTTATAAAATAACTGGAAATTATAATGACAAGGAGGGAGTACCATATCGTGAAGATCAGAAACGTTCCAAGCGGATACCATGAGTCGTCTACTGGTGGGATTTTCCCTAAGCTCCTGAAGCACCACTTGTAATTGATCGATGCCATTAGCATGACGCCACTGGTGACCGTATACGGGACCAAGTTTTCTATCAGTCCTACCAGATCTTTGGTAATCAGGAATCCAATACTTGACACCGTTATCAATAAGATAGTCCAAGTCGCTTCTGCCTTCGACAATCCAAAATAATTCTGTTTTTGCATGATTAAATATAATTTTCTTTTTAGTTAATATAGGAAAGCCAAGCTTCATATCATGATATAACATTCTACCAAACACAGCTCTTGTGCCTGTACCTGTTCTGTCTGCTTTTTCTTTACCTCCGTGTAATATACCGGATATTAAACCCGTGTATTCATCTTCTATATTTGTCATAATAGTACATACATGTTTTATACATCATTTGTTTACATTCCACAGCCTTGTAAGACTCTGGAGATACATTTACTTTTTCTCCTTTTTTATAAGGGCCAATAATTACGGTTATATACCATTCTTTTGGTGCAACACCTGTTGATATAGGTTGGTAAGATATTCTAATATTATTTTTAATACAGAAATCATTAGCTGCTCTTTCTTCTGCTGTAGGAAAGTAACTGCCCATAATAGACTTTTTACGTTTTCTACCAACGTCCATTGATTTTATAGTTCCTGCCATATTATCTTATTTAGTTCGTATTTGTTACGTATCATTCCCATGGCATTATAGTATTTTCTGGTATAGGTTCTGAATGCGGTATATAACAACCGGATTTAGGTTCCCAAGTAAAGAATGCTTCTCCACCGTTTTCACCTAAATTCTGAAACTTAACTTTTAATACTTTAACTTTAGTTGTTTTCTTTTCATAATCTCTGTGAACTAATAAACCATGATAACTAGCGTCATACCATTCACCTCCACCTTTTATATTATACATTGTAGGCTCTTCAATCTTACCGTTTGAATCTTTATACATTTTAGTAGGGTGAGCAACTATAATAACTAATACATCATATTTTTTAGCAAACATTTCAATCTTAGTTAAGTATTCTAAGGTATATACATTAACATCACCATTATTAGAATCTAAGTCTCTAACTTTATTAAATGGATCAATTACAAGGCATTTAATACCTTTACGTTTTACAAGCTCAGCACCTTTTTTTAATACTGAATCTAATGTATAACGTTCCATATCGATAAAATAAAAGTTATCGTTTATATATTCTGTTGTTTGTTCCCATTTGTCTTTACCAATATCAGATTTAGATGGCATACCTTGCCAAGCTTTTCTCATTAGTTTATGGGCGTGTAAATAAGTAGGTGCATTTTCTGGTGAAGCAAAAGCTGTTTTCCAACTGTATTGCTGGTTATAACCAATAACCATTTGATCTACAAAATCACTTTTACCAGATGATGGAATTCCTGTAACAGTTATAAACTGACCTGTATATGTAGAAAATACTTCATC